GTGATCCTAGCTCTGGTATTTCTAGGTTCAGTTTTTGGAATACTTTGGGCTTTGATATTTGTAACTCAACCGCTAGGTGAACAAGCCCCGAACGACAGGGCTTTTATTGAATTGCTAACTACGCTGACTGTATTCCTTACAGGAAGTCTGGGAGCAGTACTTGCAAGCAACGGACTTAAGGATAAGAGTAAGGATGACAATGGGCCAGCGTAAAGAATTTATTGAAACTGCTAAGGCAGAGGTCGGAACTATTGAAGGACCTAAAGATAACGAGACGAAGTATGGAGCCTTTACCAAGTCTAACTTCTTGCCTTGGTGTGGCAGTTTCGTCAACTGGTGTGCCAACGCAGTGAATCTAAAGATCCCTAATTGCGTATCAACAGTTGCTGGTGCAACTGCATTTATGAAGAAGGGTCAATGGGAAGCAGCAGATGTAGCAGTCCCACTACCAGGAGATATCGTGTTCTTTGATTTCCCAGGAGATTCGTTATCGCGTATCAGTCACGTTGGCATTGTCGTTAAGGATAACGGCGATGGCACAGTTACCTGTATCGAGGGCAACACTGCTCCCGATAAGAAGGGTGACCAGCGAAACGGCGGAGAAGTTTGCCGCAAGGTTCGTGCATACAAAAAGAAGAATGGTTCCAAACTACGTAGGTCACAAGCTGTGTCCATCGTTGGCTTTGGTAAGCCAGTCTTCAAATCATAAGGAGAAAAATGAACACAACTAAGTTAATCGCAATCGCTACAACTTATGCTCGTGCAGCAGTACCAGCAGTGGTAGCGCTCTACGCAGCTGGAGTTACAGATCCAAAGACATTAGCTTACGCTTTTGCATCAGCCTTTATTGCACCAATTTGGAAGTCACTTGACCCAAAGGCAAAAGAGTTTGGTCGTGGTGCTAAGTAATTAGCCCATAAGCGCGAGGCAACAGAAGGTCGGTCCCTACGGGGATCGGCCTTCTTTTTTTATGCCTGAAAATAGTTAGAGCGACTGTCCCCGTTTAGGTGAGTTTTGAGGCGGTGACAGTTTGCACAGAGCGTCTGTAGATTAGACGGGTCACTGTTGTACCGGTCACCGTCGATGTGGTCGACGTCGAGCTGACTGATATGTTCTGGCTTGAAGCCACAGTGTTCGCATTTGTCCTTACGGTGTACCGAATTGGGATACCTGAAGCGTCTATAGACTGCGTGGCATTTGTATTTGTTGTGCGCTTTGTCTTGCCTAGAATCTCTAAGGTTGACTTTGGTGGGACCACAGACTGAGCATATGCCAGTCCTGGTCTCTTCGTTAATCTGTGAAAGTCTGTGCTTCATCACGATCTGGGGGACAGGGTACAGTTACCAAATTACCGCAAGAGAAACAGGTTGCATCTAATGCGTACCAAACTAGCTCGTAGTCCTCAAAGGATGCTGCGACGTTGAATACCATAGACCCACACGTACATACGTGAACGGGTCCTAACTGTCTTAAATCGGCCCCGAAAGGCTTAGGAAGGCCATAGTATGGGTCCTTAACGGACCTGAACTTTCGCAGGGTTGGTAGACGGAGCCGCATAGTCGGGCCTCCTGTCTCGGCCCTCTAAGGGCCGCTACCGTTATTCGCCTTACGGCTCATATTGTAATCAAACACAGCTTGGTATGTGTCTTGCGACACGCCGTAGACTGGTAAAGTATTCCTATGACAACACTCGTGGGTATCCAAGGCTCAGACTTCTTGGTAATGGCAGCCGATTCACAAATCACTGACGGTGATCAACGCATCATCTCGGTAGAGACACCCAAGATAGTATCAACGGGTAAGTATCTACTGGGTTTAACTGGTGACTCACGTCCAGGTGACATCCTTGCCTATGCGTGGAAGCCACCGCTTTATCGTGGTGAAGACCCAACCCGCTTTATGGGTAGCAGAGTACTGCCTAGTATCTCAGCTGCGTTCAAAGAGGGTAACTACGAGGTCGATAACAAGGAGATGAACTTCTCGTTCTTGATAGGTTTCAACGGCAATATGTTTTCTATCGGTGGTGACCTGTCGTTTAACACATCTGAGCGTGGACTATTCTCGGCAGGCTCAGGTGGAAATTATGCCCTTGGGTACTTGTATTCTTTGGAACCTAAGTCTTACAATAAAGTCTTAACAGCAAGTGTGGTAGCGGAGAAGGCGGTCAGGATTTCATCCTTACTGGATATCAATACACACCCACCAATTCAGGTAGTAGCACAGACAAGGAATGATAAATGAAAGAGTTGATTCTAGTAGCAGGATTTAGTTTTGTAATGGGATTTGTCGGTGCTTACTGCTTTGATACTTTCCTACAATGGAAGGATGACCGCAGATGGCGATAGAAGATCCGAAAGAATTACTACTGCACGTACTGCACGCTAAAGATGCAAGTCGTGACCGTAGCCTACAGACAGAGGTAGGTCCATCAGAGATAGGTGGATGTAAGCGCAAAGTATGGTACAGACTAAACGCACAACCACATACCAACGAGAACCAATCTAAGTTGGCTGCCATTATGGGTACTGCTATCCACGCAGCTATCGAAGAGGCTATCGGAGCATTGGACCCTGAAGGTAAAGAATACTTGGTGGAAACTGAGGTTGCCTTTGGTGATATGAAAGCACACGTGGACTTGTTCGTACCTAGCACCGGTGCTGTTATTGACTGGAAGACTTCTAAGATTAAGAACCTTAGTTACTTCCCATCTAACCAGCAGCGCTGGCAGGTACAGGTCTACGGTTACTTGCTATCTAAGAATGGCTATCAGGTTAATACAGTTAACCTTGTTGCTATTGCTAGAGATGGTGCTGAGAAGGACATCAAGGTACATACAGAGCCTTACGATGAAACGATGGCACTGGCTGCACTTAGTTGGTTAGCTAACGTCAAGGCATCTACAACACTGCCAGAACCGGAGAAGGATCAGTCATTCTGCAAGGACTACTGCCAGTACTACGATGCAACAGAAGAGATGGGTTGCGGTGGTCTAAAGAAAGAACGTATCGTCCTTAGTGAAGTCGTGATTGAGGACGAAGAAGTTGATAAGCACGCACTGCATTACCTACAGTTAGATAGCAAGATTAAAGAGCTGGAAAAGGAACGCGAATCCTTAAAGGAATCTTTACAAGGCTCTACTGGTGTTACTGCTAGTGGCGTAGAAATCAGTTGGACAACAGTCAAAGGTCGTGAGACAGTTGATGCAAAAGAAGTTGAGAAACTTCTGGGGTTTGTACCGAAGGTTGTCGGTAACGAATCTGTAAGACTCAATATCAAAACAAGTGGAGGAAAGTAAATGGCTGCAAACGAAAACACAAAGTTCCAGATTAACTATAAGTTAGCTGACGGAACTCTTATCAATCTTTATGCTGCAGATGTAAAGGATCTTGAGACAGGTCTTACTGACCTATCAATGGTCGCAGCACTTATCAAGTCAACATCATCTGAACTATCAGGTGGTAGCGCACTAGCAACAGCTAACGCTGTTATTGCACAGCAGTTCAATGCAACACCAGTTGCTGCACCAGTAGAAGCACCAGCACAGCCTGGAGCAAAGGTTTGCAAACACGGAGTAATGGCCTATAAGACAGGTACATCAGCCAAGGGACCTTGGCAGGGTTATATGTGCGCCTCACCAAAGGGTGCGCCAGATAAGTGCGAGACTATCTGGGTTCGTTAATGTATGCGAGGACCCTGGGAGTTTGAGGATCCGAGTTGTAAAGGCATAGATACAGAGATGTACTACCCAGTAGAGCAGGCTACTTCGTTTCCTGAAAAGAAACTTATTGTTTCTATCTGCGGTAGTTGTGTACATCAAGCTGAGTGTGCAGACTGGGGCGTTCGACACGAACGCTTTGGTATTTGGGGCGGTTTAACTGAAACTAAAAGAAAAGAAATCCGCCGACAAAAGAATATTAGCCTTCCGTTTGGAGAGTTCTGTGCTTGATTTACAGCGTGCGTGGGGAACTGTCCTTACCAAAGCGACACCACTTCCTGACGTATGGGATGCACTAGCTGTAAAGCAAATTAAGTTTAGACGTGGACAAGTCTGTATGGTTGCAGCTGCACCCAATGCAGGCAAGTCTATGTTTGCTTTAATCTATGCAGTCAAGGCAGCAGTACCAACACTGTTCTTCTCAGCAGATACAGATACAACAACTGTAATGATGCGAGCAGCAGCGCACACATCTGGTCATAACCAGGTGAACGTGGAGCAGAATTTATCTTCTGACTCCCATTACTACGACACACACTTTGATAAGTTAAAGCACATCAAGTGGGTCTTTGACTCCAGTCCGTCACTCGATGATATCGAGTTGGAGATTAAGGCTTATGTCGAGTTGTACGGCCTAGCCCCTGAGTTGATCATCATAGATAACCTTATGAATGTAGCTGCTGAGACAGACAACGAATGGGCGGGGCTTCGTGCAATTATGATGGAGCTACACGATATGGCTCGTAAGACTGAGGCTTGCGTCTTAGTCCTACACCACGTCTCTGAACAGTCTGAGTACGGCAGTCCTACTGCACCACCAGCACGTCGTGCTATTCACGGCAAGGTTAGTCAGTTACCGGCGTTGATACTCACTCTTGGGTATGACCCAGAGGTAGGTGAGTTGAAGTTAGCTGCGGTAAAGAACCGCTTCGGTCCACACGCAGCAGACGGTAAGGATTTTGCAACCTTGTTAGTTAACTATGGTGCTTGCCAGATATCAGATAGAAACGCATACGGTGCGATGCTCGCCCGTGATGCACGCTATGGCTATACTGGTAACTATAACGTAGATGAATATGGAAATGAGATAGAACAATGAGTGATTTAGATAGAGAAGTAGCTATCCTTAAGGTCGATCTTGCTAACTTCTTCAACGCTTTGATTCAGTCAGGTGTTGTAGAGATAGTCAAAGATGAAGAAGGCCAGATGGTTTACAAGACTAACAAGGTAGTGCTCGTTGATGAGCAGCCCGAAGTACAATAAGGCTAAGGGTGCAGCCTTCGAGATAGATGTAATGAAATGGTTTCGTGGTCTTGGTGTACTAGCTGAACGCTTGCGCTTGGCTGGTAAAGACGACGAAGGAGATTTAGTTGTAGTTGTCGCGGGACAGACCTACATACTAGAACTCAAGAACACGGCGAGACTAGACTTGCCTCAGTTCTGGAGAGAAGCAGAAGTTGAGGCGCTTAACTACGCTAAGGCTCGTGGTATCGGAGAAGTGCCACTGCATTATGTTGTAGTTAAGCGTCGCAACGCTGGCATAGAGAAGGCTTGGGTGGTCCAAGACTTAGAGCAATGGTTAAAGGAGAAACAATAATGGCAGTACCAGAAGGAATCATCACAACATCAGACATCTTAGTACCTGAAGAAACAGTTGTTGAAGAGACTGTTACAGAAGAACTAGCAGCAGACGAAGAGCAAGATCAAGCGTGATTTGCCAGCCTTGTATAGATGCAGGTGAATACAATCGTTTGAACCAAATTAAACTTAGTGAAGCACATCACGAACAATGCGAGGGGTGCGTATGCCAGCACAAGACTGGTCCAGGTTGGGTTCTAAGAAAAGGTTCAAAGGCTCCGTTGATGCAAACTCAATCCCCATAGCACCGATCATTCGGTACTTTGGTGGTGAGGTAAGAGAAGGTAAAGACGCTTCAGTACGCTGTCTAATGCACAATGACAGCAGGCGCTCTGCTTCTATGAATACCTATGACAACCTGTACTTCTGCTTTACCTGTGGTAAGGGTGGGAACGCAGCTAATATTGTGTGCATACTAGAGAACTTGGAGTTTAACGATGGCCTCAAACGCGCAGTCGAAATTGCTACTGGAAGCGGCGCAGAGATACGCCCAACAAATAAGTCCAGAGGCAATCGTGGCGCTAGAAGAACGTGGGATATCTGAAGAGGTAGCTGCGCTCTATTCTTTGGGGACCATCGTTGAACCAATGAATGGTCACGAACTCTATGATGGGTGGATATCTATTCCATACATCACTGCCCTTGGTCACTGCGTTGGTTTCAAGTTCCGTAGATTAGATGATGGTAAGCCCAAGTACGGTAGCCCTACAGGACAGAAGGCTCATCTCTATAACGTAGTTGATACTACGATCCTGAGTAAGCACATCATTGTATGTGAAGGTGAGTTAGATACAGTCATAGTCTCCGGTGTCCTTGGTATACCAGCAGTAGGTATCCCTGGAGTGCAAGCGTGGAAGCCACACTTTGCTAAGTTGTTATCAGGTTATGACTCTGTTTATATTGTAGGTGACAATGATGTAAAGGAAGATGGCTCCAATCCTGGAGCTGACTTCTCTAAGCGCGTGTCACAGGAAGTATTAAACGGTACAATAGTACACTTACCACCCAATATGGACATCAATGACTACTACTTAGCCTATGGAGCAGAAGCTACAAAGACTTTGTTAGTGGGTGAAGGAAATGGATAAGGGTGAATGGGCGCAGATGGTACAGATCTTGCATACTTTGGGCTTTCACATCTTGGAAATCAACTACGAGAAGGAGACTCTTCTAATATGTCCAACAGCAACCCGTTAGTAGATCATCTAGCGGTAGTTGGATACCGCGCAGGTGGAGTATCTACCGAGGACCTGACATCTTTCATTGAATCATTCGCTTCACTGCGTGCTAACAGAGTCAAGGGCGTAGGCCACGACCAGTACTCACACGCACAAGGACAGAAGTTCGAGTCCTTTACTACCTCAGATACCATCAAAGAATTGATTGAAGAGCTAGCAGATGCTAGCAACTACATAGACTTCCTCGCTATCAAGCTGCTGAACATACAGCACACTATAGATTTGGTGCTACCTGACTGTGACTGAACTGCACAAGAACATCTATGACATCGTATACACCGTAGCGCAGACCACACACCGCAGGTTTGGTAACTTTGTAGAGCGTGATGATATCAAGCAAGAGTGTCTCAAGTGGGCGCTTACTCGCGTTGATTATATCAACGAGCAGTTATCAGAGCCGGATACTAAGAAGCGCCAGCATAACGAGCACCGTGTAGCGTGGCAGATGCTGCGTGTAGCAGAGCGATACGCACGCAAGGAGAAGGCAGTCAAGTCTGGCTATCACATCACAGATGAGGCTTACTACGAGGGAGCTACGCTCACTCAGCTGTTGCCCTTCGTCATTGCATCAGTACTCGACGGTACTGTACTAGAGCAGGCACAAGAGATGATCCGTGACGGTCAACCTAAAGGCTCATCATCTCCAGCAGAAGGTGGCAACCTGCTTGCAGTACTCATTGATATCAAGAAGGCTTACCTTGAACTAGATGCTAAATCACAACAGGTACTTACCCTGCGCTACCACGAGAACTTTACCTTGTCACAGATAGGTGGCGTGCTTGATTGTGCTACCAGTACAGCAGAGCGTAGGTGCTTAGGTGCAGTGCGTAAGCTGCAAGATGAACTCGGTGGGATCAGTCCATACCGGTGAACGAGATAATTCTGTATGACTTTCTTAAACTTAATCTTTACCCAGACTTACAGCGTGCACCTGGAATCTATGATGCCTTCGACTGCACCAGTGCAAAGGCCGGTCACTTCATTGAACTGAAGTGTCGCCAAACCCATTATTCTACGCTACTTATAGAGCAGATGAAGTACCGTAAGCTCATCGAGCAGGCATACCATCGTGACCTGTTGCCCTTCTATATCAACAGCACACCGCTTGGTATCTACTCCTTTGATCTTACAGAGATAGATGAGCCTGAATGGTTTGTTCACCCTATGCCAGCAACAACAGAGTTTGAGAACAACAACAAGGTAGAGAAGGTAGTTGGATACCTAGATACAGAGGAAGCGGTAAGGCTATGACATACGATTACGAATGTCCAGGGTGCGGTGAGATACGCACTGTTGAGCGAAAGATGATTGACCCAGAAGCTACATACATATGTACCAGTTGCAACCGCACACTTGAACGCAAGTGGTCCTCTCCCCCTATCAGCTTCAAGGGCACTGGCTTTTATAGCACGGATAATAAATGACACAGGGATTTACCAGCGGTATGCGTTCATCGCTAGATGATACGTGGACTACACCGAGAGATTTCTTTGAGAAGCTACACCAAGAGTTTAACTTTCAACTAGATGCAGCTGCACTCAAGTCCTCTGCTGTAGTACCTAACTACCTCGGACCTGATCACGATTACCTGTGGCGACGTGACGCCCTCACTGTCGAGTGGGCTAACGCATCAGGCGGTGGTGCTGTATGGCTTAACCCACCTTACGGTCGTATCATCAAGGACTTTGTAGCTAAGGCTGATGCTGAAAGCAAGAAGGGTATTACTGTGGTCTGCTTGGTGCCCTCACGCACTGACACTAAGTGGTGGTGGGATAGCTGCATACACCACGAAGTGAGATTCATTAAAGGTCGATTAAAGTTTGGTGACGGCGGTGGCTCTGCGCCGTTCCCTTCCGCTGTAATTGTGATGCGGGATCAGACCTGAGCATTCAGTCTCTTGAGTGTTGCCTTGGCGCTGCCCTCTAACTCGACCATCATAGCCTCGTCTTCTGTCCTACGGTTACCGCCATCGAAGTAGGTGGCATAAAATTCAGCATCACTATAGATGTCAGACCAAGCCTCTTCATCAAGCTGTACTGTGACATAAACTTTGTTGCGCTTTAATTCTATAGATGATGGTGAGCAATCACGGTTCTTGTGGTCTAACCAGAACTTAAGTGGTAGCTCTATTGTTACTGGATACTGCTTCGCCTCTTTATACATTTTGATATCCAATCTGCTACATATTTTGTAGCTTTGAGATAAGTATATCAAATGGACTTTTTAAGATCAATCAAATTCTCTTACTCTTGAACGGCGACACTCCCGAAAATCAATAAGACTTGACAGTATGAATCAATGCTTTCAGAAAGCACTAACCCCCACCGGAAAGAGGTTAACGGTGAGGGTTAGTTGGCTGCGAAAGAGGCGCGTGCTTATTGTAGCAGTCTTTCTTGAATTATTGCACAATACTCGCCACTAATTTCGCTACCAATATACTTACGCTTCAGCTTTTTAGATACCGCAGCTGTCGTACCTGAACCCGCAAAGGGATCGTAGATGATATCTCCTTCTACTGACCAAGATAGTATGTGGTCTTGGGCCAGGGCTTCAGGGAAAGGGGCAGGGTGCTTCCACCCATTGAAGGAAGTGGTGTACTTCCAGATGTTATTGCGAGGGCTAAAGTCCGGTACTGGGTTCTTTAATTTACCGGAAAAGTCTTTATGCCCTGCCCACTTGTTGGGCTTGTCGCATATCAACTGCTTATACACTGTGCCTTTGGCAAAGACAAACATATACTCGAATATCTGGGTATACCTGTTGCTATTTTTACTAGCTGGATAAGCTGGACTATTTTTCTCATAAATCATAGTGTCGTGCAGCTTGAACCCAATCTCCTTAAAGTAAAGAGCTTGCCGGAAGCTAGTGCCTGTCTCCGATCCGTTAATAGTAGAGTCACCTACAACCCATACAACAATACCGTTGTCCTTGGTTACTCTGAATAGCTCTCTAGCTACCGCTTCAAAGTCGAAAGAGTATCCATTGTAGGCACGCAAGTTGTCGTAAGGGGGCGAGGTAAGCACCATATCAACATACTTATCAGGCATATCAGCCATAGTAGCTAGACAATCTTCATTCCTAATGGAATCAATCATCAGTACCAGCCTCTGGCGTGATGCCGCAGAGCGCGGCACGCACTCCCTCGATAGCGGTGTTCAATGTATCGTAGACCGTGAAGGATTTGAAGTTCAGGGTCTCCACTACGCTCTCTAAGGAGTTGAGCAATTCCATAAGCCGAACTTCCTCGCTGGTTCTTTGCGAGGTGGTCAAACCTGCTCTCACGGGTCCATAGGGTGACAAGGCAAGCTCTCTCTCTCGGCGTATATCCGAGAGCTTTACTAAATTTGATAGCGGTTTGTCGGTTCTCACGCTTCTCCCCCATTGTCGCTTGCGTTCTCTCCTTGATTACCGGCTTTGCTTGTAGGTGCAGAGCTGGAATCGGATCGTGTATCCACGAGGCTAGCAGCAGTAGTGCCGTTAATATCAAGCCATTTCTTACCCATTTGTTCATCAAAGGCTTTCTCCTTCTCTAACAATTCTTTGTATTGTTCAAAGTGGGCAGTAGCCAACTTGGTTAGGGCGCGATCTCTCGCTCTTCTGTAGTTTCTATAGCTGACAGCTTGACCGGCTGCAGCCTTTAATCTCTTTTCGTTCACGCTCTTCCTCTCTTAATCATAAGGTAGCCTACCAGTAGGATAGCTCCCATTACCAGCCAGTAGCTCATCTACTGGCCTCTCTCACGATTGCCGTAATATCTAATGGTTGACCTACTAGGTGGGCGTCATCGTCATCTGTTGTCCAGCCTGATACCAGTATCCGTACAGCTGTTGGTGAGGCAGCTATCCAGGCGAGAGCCTCTCTCTCGCTGTTGCCGCCCCACTCAGCATTACCGGACTCATCTACCACCTCATAGAGCAGTATCAGCTCCTGCTTAAGTGGGTGAAAGCTGATTACTTCTCCCATTACGCCACCTCTAGTTTACTTTGGCACTTAGAGCAGTAAACATCGTCGCCTTCCCAATAACCAGCTCGACCGCAATGCCACCACGATATATCTTGATTTTCTTTCAGCTCCCACTTGTCTATCTTGTCGCACTCAGCTAGAGCTAATGCTTCTCTCCCTAGCTTCCACACTTTAGGCTCGCGCCCGTATCCTGTACCATTCATTCGCCCTCTTCCTCTCCAAATAATTTAGTCCAGCACGCAGGGTGCGTACCGGATATAAGAATCTCTCTATCTTCTGCCGACATATCGGGAAAGGCCTTCTGAATATACTCTCCCGATTGCCAGCTCTCTACCGCTTGGCGATCCAAGCTCCATACCTCGTACTGGTCGCAGACACAGCAAGGTTTAGTTTTAACTACAATGGTGTCACTCATCATTATCTCCCTCTTGCGTATTGAATAGCCGGTCAAGGGCGCGGTTGGCCTTGTTCAGCGTGGCGATAGCTTCCGCTATCTCCCTCTCCATTAGTTGCTCCATACTCTCGCTCATTACTTATCCTCTCTATAGTTGCGCCACTCGTTGGCTAGGTTTAATCCAGATAAATCGGTTTCATAGGCATATTGATTATGTAGATACATAGAGAATTTAACCTTCTCTACTTCATCTAATCTAGGCGCGTGAACATTAACAGCTAACGCTATCTCCCTCATATTCATATCTTGCACGCGCAATCTGGTACTAGATGATCTCCGCATATTGCCTTCTCTCCCTCTACTGTAAACACGCCATAGTCGGCGACCTCATTACCATAGTTTGCCCGCGCTAGTTCCATAGCGCCCTCTATATCGCTCGCCTTTAGGTGAGCTGTAAATACCAGCTTGAACTCTTTCACTTACTTTCCCTCTTTCTCTTTACAAGTGGGGCAGATATTGCCCTCTCCCTCTTGCTCGTCGTACTCTTTCTCACATTCGCCGCACTTAATCTCATTGAGCACGTGATTAGCCCAGGGATCCGCGTCATAGCTCATCTTCTCCCTTTCTTTCATCTTCTAGTCGCTCCGTAAGGTAATCAATAGCTACCTTGCGGGCATTCTTATAGCCAGTGCCTACCACCCAACGGGGCGGAATCTCTTTGGCCTTGATTGCGTCAAGCATTGCCTGCGTACTCATTCCGCAGAATTGTAGATGATCATATTTATATGGCATTCTCTTTCTCTCTTTCTAGTAATAGGCCGTCTCTTTCGCCCTTGGCGTAGCCGTAATCGTGCCAAGCGCTCTCTAGCTGCGTCAATAGCGATCGCAATCTTTCTCTTTCTTTCGCAGGCAGGGTTGCCTTATTCGCCAGAATTGCGTCAATGTCTAGGCGGATATCGTTGCGATCTCTATTCATTGCCTTCCGCCTCTAACATCTCTTCTATAGCTTGGATCACTGTTTGCGGATTACTGGCGTACTCTTTCAATGCGTCGCCAAGGTAATCAAGCTCTAAGTATCCAAGAGCTACACCTTGAACGATATCCATATCTTCATAACCGATTAGGCCTAAGAATAAAGTGGCCGGTGATGGGTAGCTGTAATTGCGAGACCATTCAAAGAGCGCGGTGGTCTCTTCTGCGCCTTTGCGTGGATCCGCATAGATATCCCAAGTGTTGCGTGTTGCTGTATCCATCTCTTACCTCTTCTCTTGTGATTGTTTGCCTGAGCTGTTAGCTACAGGATACCGCACTCTACCGGACAAGTAAAGCGCGATATTCCGCCTCTAATCGCAATCGCGTTTGATATCTTTGCCGCAATCGATGCAGAAGATGAGAGTGCAACCCGCCCAAGCTCCGCCGTGATGGCGTAGGCAAGGGATAGACGCCTCTTCTAGCTGTAAGCAATCCATTCTAGTACTCCTTTCCGGTGATCTTGCAATAGAGCCAGAATCCGCCCTCTATGAGCTGCCATAGCGCCCAACCTGCGATCGCATAAGCTGCGAAAGTGAGCAATATGGATCCAAGATATGCGAGCTCACTCATTATCTTCCCCCTCTTCACTTTCAAGTACGGCAAAGGCTATCTTCTCGATCTGCGCCAAGGTGTAAACCTTGCCCTTTATATGGTAAAGGTGATCACTCATTAGTATATCCTCTCTCTCTTGGGCATTAGCCCTTGTGCAGCACATACGGGCGATCCGCAGCTGTAAGTACGCCAGACTTCAAACCCAACGCCTGGCGAATCTTTAATGGTCACATCACGATCGCAATAGTCGCATTGCATCTAATCCTCTTTCCCGTACTCTTGAATGAAGAGGCGCGTTGCCTCTTTCACACTATACCCTATGAATCGCTTGCTTACCAGATAGCCGCCTCTTGTCGCGTAGATCGTAAATCCGTCTACGCTGTGCCTTTCGATGCTTACCATTCGATGCCCTTCTCCGCCTCTTGGGTGATTCGATTCAATTCTGTTGCAGCTCTATAGATTGCCATTAGATCCTCCTTCTTTGATAGGTCTAGCTTGCTCACATCTTGGATCCATTGATTGAATCGCTCTTGCGGGGTCATTCGCCCACCCCGCAAGCCTCTAGGAATCGCAAGCGATCGAATCGGTGATTCATTGACAAGAGCTGATCGGCTAGGCCAACGGTGATCACATCGGCAGCCTTCTGGCCTGCCTTGTCTAGTGTCTCGCGATCTACGCGAATTGACTTTGCGATTAGCTCGTAATCTTTGCGTGTCATTCTGTGCTCCTTCTGTTAGGTGAGTATTAATTTATGAGCTCACTCTACCGTATAGCTGCGCCTGGTCAAGCATATTTACATAACAGTTTGATAACGATTAGCTGTGAATTAGCTGTGAGCCTTGGCCTTGCTTATGTCGATATGTCGACAATATGAAGGCAGCTAGATAGTTGAATCTTCAATTACTTTACAGCTGCGGCCCTTGATTCGGATCGCAATCGGTTGGGGCATCGACTCTTGGATCCTGGCAAAGAGCTACAGCTGCGATCGGTTGGGGGTGTTGATAGCTGCCGGAGATGTAGTAAGCCGGCCGGCTTTAACTAACACCCTGCACAATTCCGCCCCATATGTCTACCGTCTGCCCTGCCCTGCCCTGCGGTCTGCCCTGCCCTGCCCGTCTCACAAGGTGAGACGCACCCCCCTATGCTAAATCTGAGTCGCAGGGGGCATATATACCCTACAAAAAAATATTTGCTAAAGTGAGATCCGCCTAATATGGCTCTGACCTGCGGTTATGTACTGTGTGACTAACGTCACATTAGCAAAACGGGAATTGGTCTAAATTTCCTGCCTTATATATAGTAGGGGAGTAAAGCGGGGAATGGTCCGGTTTACGAGCTGTACGCTACGGGTGGAACCCTTCGCGTAGCCCCCTAGGGCGAAGCGATCAGTACCACTAAATACGGGATAATTCTATTCAGTATTGAATCTCATTATGTGAGACAATCAGCTTGGTATAAAACTCATACCGAACTTGGTATAAGGAATCTGTGATTCCGGCGGATTAATTCCGGCGGATGAACACGGTTCATCTAGCAGACGCTACCGCGTCAGCCCTTTATTTTAGGAGATTACGTGGCTGATAACTCAGCAGATATAGCTAAGCGTATTATCCTTGGATGTGTAGCAGAAGGTATGACTATCGACGCCGCCTGTGGCAGCGCCGGTAAGTCCATTAAGACCTACGAGTACTACCGTCGCACCGACAAGGTATTTGCAGATAAGATAGATCGAACCCGCCTTGGGTTGAAGGAGAAGTCCTTTGCATCCGGCGATGTTCACGATATTGACTTCGTGGAGTTCCGCCAGAAGTTCCTGCACTCTAAGACCTTTGCTCACCAAAAGAACCTCATAGATGTCATCGAAGGGCGTGAACCTTCGTGGTTCCACCCCAGTATGAAATATGAGCCAGGACTTGCCTCAAACCGCGTCCTGATAAATATTCCGCCAAACCACGCGAAGTCGATTACGGTCACCGTCGACTACGTTACCTGGCAGGTAGCACGTAACCCTAACTTCCGAGTACTGATAGTCTCACAGACACAGCAGCTCGCAGCAGACTTTCTCTACGCCATCAAGCAGCGACTAACGCATCCGATGTATGCAGACCTCCAGAGCGCTTATGCAGCTGGCGTAGGGTTTAACTCTAAGACGGCCTCTTGGCAGGCAACCCGTGTCACCTTTGGTGATGAGCTTCGTGAGTCTTCCGAAAAGGATCCAAACATCGAAGCCGTCGGTATCGGCGGTCAGATTTACGGTAAGCGTGCCGATATGATTATTGTCGATGACGCCGTTACCTTAAAAAACGCTAATGAGTTTGAGAAGCAAATCCGGTGGTTGACCCAAGACGTGCGTTCCCGTCTTAACCCAACCGGTAAGTTAATTATTATTGGTACACGAGTAGCCTCGGTAGATCTATACCGCGAGCTACGCTCTGAGGATAGATACCCAGGCGGCCTTGTCCCTTGGAAGTACCTAGCGATGCCAGCCCTGCTTGATGCAGATGAAGACCCTGACAAGTGGGTTACCCTTTGGCCTGCATCGGACGCACCCTTTGATGGACAGGCAGAATCGGATAAGAACGATGACGGCCTATACCCACGTTGGTCTGGTCGTAACCTTTACAACGAACGTCAAGCGATGGATGCTAGTACCTGGGCTTTAGTCTACCAGCAGCAGGATGTATCCGAGAACGCTGCCTTTGACCCCGTATGTGTAAAAGGTTCTATTGATGGAATGCGTAAGGCTGGCAACTTAGTTGCAGGCCACCCAGGACATCCACGAGACTTAAACGGCTTTACCTACATCTGTGGGCTAGACCCTGCGATGATTGGCGATACCGCAGCTATCTGCTACGCCATTGATAGATCAACGAGCAAGAGGTACATAGTAGATGCTATCAAGATTAGCCGTCCGTCTCCAGCCGATATCCGTAATCTTATTTTTGATTGGACATCCCTATACTCACCGTCCGAATGGATTGTCGAGAAGAACGCCTTCCAGTCCTTCTTAACGCAGGACGAAGGTATCCGTATGCACCTAGCATCACGCGGAGTGCAGTTTAAGGAACACCATACCGGCTCTAATAAATGGGATGCCGGTTTCGGTGTGGCATCTATGTCTACCCTCTTTGGTACCAAGCAGTTTGATGGTAAGCACCATCGAGATAACCTAATACACCTTCCATCAGATCAGACCGAGAACATCAAGGCTCTGATTGAGCAGTTAATTACCTGGACTCCAACGACTAAGGGTAAGACCGATATGGTGATGGCGCTCTGGTTCTGTGAAATCCGAGCACGTGAGATGCTCAACTTCGGACAGTATGCAACCCACCATATGAAAAACCCTTTCCTCTCTCGTCACGAGATAGGTAAACGCACAGTGATTAACTTAGAAGAAGCATTCGCAGAACAAAACAAAATCAGAGTAATTTAGGGAGAAACTGTGGCAAAAAAGAAAGCCAAGCCTTCGTTAAAAGAAGGCCTTAAGGAAGATGCAAGACTTATCGGTAAAGGCGCAGTAGCAGGATTAGTAACTGTAGCTAACCTAATTCCTACAGGTCGAGCAGCAAAAACCGTTGCTAAATTTGCATCTCGTTCAAAGGCAACAAAACTTGCTTCCGGTGCTCCTAAAGTAAAGACAAGAACATTTACTCAAGGAGAAAGAGCTAGGATTACAAACACTCCTCCTAAGAAGTCTAAGGCTGGACCCAACTCTCCAATTCGTGGTACTAAGGTAGAGGTTAAGTATAAGACTAGAGAAATTACTCCTAGTCAACAAGCAACATATACAACAGGTCGTACCGTTAGAGAGACTACAAAGAAAGCCGGAACCTACGCTAAGGGCGCTGTAACTGCTGCTTATGTTACTAACGAAGCAAAGAATGCTAAAAAGAAAAAAGACGCTCCTAGAAACGCTAAAAAGGCGGGTATGTAATATGGCACAAAAGAAAGAAACCGACTACCGTGCTGGTAGCGCATTGCTTAAGAAGCAACTAGCAGCACGTGCTGGAAAGCCTATTGGACTTCCTTCAAAGAAAAATGTTGTTAGCGCTGCTAAACAAATTGGTGGAGCGGCTCTTCTTATTGCCGGACCAGGTAAAGTAGTTAAAGGTGCTCAAGCAGGAGCAAAAGCAGTTGTTAAAGCAGCAGCAAAAAGACAAGGCAAAAAAGAAGTTGCCAATACTAAAAAGGCAGTTCGCTACGTTGTAGAAAAAGTACAACCTAAAACTATTGCTGAAAATAGCGTAAAAGTACGCAGAGGAAATCCTGCTGAAGCTAAAAGACTTAATGAACTTAGTAACAAAAGAACACAAGATATTGCAACTGGAAAAAGAGCAAAGAGCGAAGAGGCTTCAGTAAAAAATATAAAGCCAGCAAAAGTTGTAAAAATCAACTCAGGAACATCAAAGTCTTCAACTAAAAAGAAGTAAGGACCCTACATTGTTATCAGTCAAAGAAGTTGACGCGAAACTATCGCGGCTACGCCAACGGTCTGCATCACGCGACCAGCGTATGCGCGACGTGCTTTCGGTACGTCAAGGAGATATCTCAAAGGTATTTCCATCTATGTTCTCCGAGGACTATCCTAAGCCTCTCGTTGCCAACTTCATTGACGTAGCAGCACGCGATCTAGCAGAAGCAATGGCACCACTGCCATCCTTTAACTGTTCAGCGACCAATATGGTTTCCGATACGGCCCGTAAAGGTGCAGATACTCGTACCCGCATTGCCAACTTCTATGTTTCAAACTCTGACCTACAGCTCCAGATGTACACCGCAGCCGACTGGTATAACACCTATGGTATGTGCGTTGGTATGGTTGAGATGGATTACGATGACAACAACCCACGTATCCGTATGCTCAACCCATTCGGTGTCTACCCAGAGCTAGACCGTTACGGCAGAACATTATCTGTGACTCAGGTTATTATTACCGATGCAGAGTCTTTGGCAGCGCAGTACCCAGAGTTCTATGAGCAAATCCTTGGTCGCAACCAGTACCAGCTATCTTCACCGTATGTGTCAATGGTTCGCTACCACGACAAGGATCAAGACCTACTCTACTTACCAGAGCGTAAGAACCTAGTCCTATCTTCAACACCTAACATTCTTGGTAAGTGTATGGCACGTACCGTAATGCGTTCATCCCTAGACGGAGAAGCACGCGGTCAGTTTGATGATGTACTCTCAGTACAACTCGCTCGTGCTCGCTTTGCTATCTTGCAGATTCAGGCAGCTGAGAAGTCTATCCAAGCACCTATTGCTATCCCACAGGATGTGCAAGAACTTGCACTTGGACCAGATGCAATTATGCGTTCTGCTAACCCACAAGGTATCCGTCGAGTACCACTTGAACTCCCACCTGGAGTCTTTACTGAATCCGGCGTACTAGAGCGTGAACTTCGTATGGGTGCTCGTTACCCAGAGTCTCGTTCAGGCAACATCGACGCATCTGTTGTTACAGGTCGTGGTGTGCAAGCACTTCAGGCTGGTTTTGATACACAGATTAAGGCAGCACAGGCGCAATTTGCTCGACTATTTACAGAGCTTGTTTCTCTTTGCTTTGAAGCAGATGAGAATGTATTTGGCGGTATCCCAAAGACTATTAAGGGATCTGACGATGGAACACCGTATGTACTTAAGTACATCCCATCACGTGACATTAAGGGCGAGTACGGCGTAGATGTCCGTTACGGCATTATGTCCGGTATGGATCCTAACCGCGCCATCATTGCTTTGCTACAAATGCGTTCAGATAAGCTCGTTTCACGTGACTATGTACGCCGTGAGATTCCAATGGACCTTAACGTTACACAAGAGGAACAACGTGTTGATATTGAAGAGATGCGCGACTCTTTGCGCGTTGCTGTTGCTCAGTACGCTCAGGCGATACCGGCACTCGCGGCGCAAGGCCAAGACCCTTCACAGATTATCGGGCGTATCGCAGCTGTTATCCAAGGTCGCCAAAAGGGACAAGCGCTAGAGAACATTATCGAAAAGGCATTTATGCCAGAACCAACCCCAACCCCAGAGATGCCACCTATGGCACCAGGTATGGAGCAACAGATTCCAGCAGCAGGTGCGGCCCCCGCTACTGCCTCGCAGCAACCTCCACAAGAACAAGCTGGTTCGGCCCCTGAGCT